TGTTTCTTTGAACCGGATCAGTCCGTTTCAGAAACAGATCGACGTGTGGAACGCATTACGCACAGATCCCACATTAACTTATGCACAAAAGGTGGACAAGTTCCTTGAGAGTGAAGGCGAAGAGTTTCTTCCTTTGACTGTGAGTATGTCGAAGTCGAACATCCCCGGACTTGATCCAACGATTGAGGATTACAAAGTATTAAAGAAACACGATTCTTTGACTCGTGATCTTGCCAGTCTTGATCCTCGGGCGATTGGCATTGTTTCTTCAAGCGTACCTTTAGGTGAGTTTGATGAGGGTGTGTACAAGTGGCTGAATGAAACAAACATTCCGGGTACTTTGGATAAGTTTCGTGGTGCGCGTCCCGTTGGTGAGGGTATTGATGCCATCAACATGACGAAGGCGTGGCGCACGTACCGTGCTAGTAAGCAGGTCATTGATGATGAACTGGAACGCCGTGGCTTGTCCTCTCTTGAAGTGAATGCTGCTGCGGATCTGAAAGAGCAGTGGAAGTACTACGTGAACAACACGATGGTGAAAATGTATGGTGAGGAATGGGTGAGCGAGTTTAACTCGTTTGAGAATTCCGCACCAACATATTTGGTTGCCATCAATAAGGTTCTTAACAATAAAGAGTTCATGTCTTCGACTGGTAAGTCGGAGATGTGGAACAGCGTGAACATGTACATGCAGTCACGGCAGGTTGTGATTGATTCTGTTGCGGCTGGCTATGACAGGGCAACTGCTTTGGAGCAGTTCTATGACTACACAGCAAACATGCGCAATGGATCAATTGCGTTCAGTGATTTCTATGACAAGTTCCTTGATCAGGATGACTTTAGAGAGATGGGACTGAGTAACCTTGAGTACTAATGCGCCTCCTCCGTATTTGACTAAGAACCCTTTGGTTTATGCAGCGAATAATCCGCAAGCGAACGTGTCTAGTAATGGAACGATTGTTTTGAATCCTTCGGGTGCGGCTGCTGGTGCAGCCACTGTCTCCGTCATTGGTGAGAATGGTTTGCAGCAGGTTCCTATCGATGTCATTCTCGCTGAAATAAATAACACTCGCGCTAACAATCCTAATCTTTATAACCGATTAGAAAAACTTGTTGACGCTAATGGCTTCAGTAGTTTTCAGGATGCCCTTGAGATTGCCGCGTTTGACACTAGTAGTGGTGAGCGCAGTTGGGAACAGTTCCTTGGTGTTCGTTCCCAGAACCCCGAAGTCGCCGCTGACTATGCGAAGCGTCAGGGTGGTGGGGGTAGTGGTGGACCCATTAATTCAACGAATACGCAGCGTAATTTGTCGAGTGCATCTCAGGCTGGTTCCATCATGGATGCCACGTTCCGAAGTGAACTGGGTCGTACGGGAACTAAGGATGAGGCGCTCGATTTCCAGAAGGCTTTGAATGAGCAGCAGCAAAAGAATCCCACGGTCAGTAGAACCAATGGTTACTCCGATGGTAAGGGTAGTAGTACGTCAAGTACTACGACTACGGGAACTTTTGATCCGACTCGTTTCGCGCAAGAGTATGCGCGTTCACAGGAGGGTTATGCGGAACGGTTCGCTGGTATTAATTTCATGAAGATTCTTGATGATGCGATAAGTAATCCAAATATTGTTGAGCAGATTGTTGGGGAGGGTATTGGTGGCCAAGCCAACTAACGAGCAGGATCCCGTATTGAAGCAAGATAAACTCAACATGAAGAAGTTGGGTGCGTCTTACGGTATCGCTGCTTCCGTATACAAAAACAATGATGAAATTAAGAAGTTGCTTCGCAAGATTATAGATGATCAGGCTAAAGGAATAACCTATGAACCTATTGACATTGTCAATATGCTTAACGAAACTGATTGGTTTAAGGATTACAGCAATCAGTATCGTGGTGTCGAACTGGACCGCGCTCGCATGTCACCTGAACGGTGGCAAGAGGGTATTGATACCCGTGCCCGTCAGATAACTGAATCTTTCGCTGCATCAGGTGCGGAGATCGATGATGCTACCGCGCAGAAGTATGCGGAGCAAATGATTTACGGTTCGGGTATTGACGAGCAGGGTAATCAGAAACGGTATGACCAGAATTGGTTGAATGAATCAATCGCTGACGCTATTGATTTCACGAAAACTAAAACTGTTGGTGGCTTTGAAATGTATGACTTATCTGGGGCTGCGGAGAAGACCGCGACTGACTTGTACAAGTTGGCTAATGATTACGGTATCGATTCGGCTATGACGAATCGTGCGTTCACTTCTTGGTTCGAGTCTTCCTTCAAGGGTTTGATGAATAAGTCGATGCAGCCACAGGATGTGGATGATCAGTTGATTGATTTGGCTTCTTCTCGCTTCCCGGGTTTGGCTAAGCAGATGGCTGCTGGTCAATCGTTGCGCACTGCAGCGAATCCTTACTTGCGGGTGTTGGCGGATGAGTTGGATCTTGACCCTGAATCGTTTGATCTTAATGACAACTTGGCTCAGAAGGTTTTGAATAGTGTGGATGATTCGGGGAACTTTAAGCCTATTAGTTTGTACGACGCGAAACTTGCGGCCCGTAAGGATGAGCGGTGGAAGTCAACTGAGACTGCTCGCAAGGAGTACACGGATATTGGAAATATGATTCTTCGCGACTTCGGATTCTTGGGGTGATGTAAATGGCTGAATATGACATGTCCAGATTTACGGGCTTTGCTCCAGACGCATTCAATGCTGATTACAGTTCCTTGGCGGGTATCGACTGGAATGCCATTGAGCAAATGGATTTCAATAACATTGGAATAACCCCCGGTGCGATTCCTCCCGGGGCTACCCCTGATGGTTCAGATAGCGGGGGTGGTGGAGGTGCGGCGGTAGCAGCACCTACTGCTATCGGTGTTTACCAAAAGCGTGTCGGTCAGTTCATGGTCACCTATGAGCGCATGTCTAATGGGACAGACCGTGAGATTGATCGGGTTCGTGAGCGTTCCGCTGGTGATGACGTTCAGGCGATGTTTACTGCTGCTGGTCTAAACAAAGAGTTCGTGGATCAACTCGTTGGCATTATTAACGGGATGTATGAGCAGACCGTTGCCCCGACACAGGGTGAAATGTTGAATGCTATTTACAACTCTGAACCGTACAAGCAGCGTTTCTCTGCCAATGAAATCATTCGGCAGAGACTCTCCGGTGGTCAGGGTAGGCCGGGAGATCGGTTGCTTTCCCCTAAGGAATACATTGATTTGGAGAACACGTACCGCACGATTTTTCAGGACGCTCAAATGCCTACAGGTTTTTATGATGCACCTGACGATTTCAATACCCTGATCTCTAATTCGATTAGTGCATCAGAGTTGCAGTCTCGTGTGACTACTGCCGCTGATGCGTTGCAGAAGGCTGATCCTGCCACTATTAACAGTCTTAGCCGCTACTACAACCTGACTCAGGGTGATCTGGTGGCGTACCTTCTTGACCCCGCTAAGGCGATGCCTGTGCTTGAGGGTGTGTCTAGGCGTGCAGAGAACGTGAATGGTTTGAACAGCCGCGTTGATCTTCAACGCATGTATGAATCAGCGCAGGTTGGTGGTTCTGCTGAGCGTCAAGGTATGAGTGTGGATAAGGGCATGTCTGAAGAGATCGTTGATCTTGGTAAGGCGGACAGGGCTGATGAAGCGTTCGCTGTTGCGGGCGCTCAGGAGATGGATGTTCGTCGTCTTGGAAAACTTTACGATCAACCGTTGGATTTCAAGGATCTTGTTAAAGAATCCTTGACGTTAACGGGTGGTGTCGAGTCGGGTAAGAAGCGTAGGAAACTTGCTTCGAAGGAACGCGCAGCGTTCGGTGGTCAAAGTGCCCTTGACCGTACGTCTTTGCGAAAAATGCAGGACATTTAACACAAGCCCCTCAACGGATCGATCGGCCCTGTTGAGCGTATCAAGTCCGATAGTCGCTACATCCATAGCCCAACTACCCCTTGTTGGGCGTGAGGGTAGTGCAACCCGTAAGGGTTTTGATCAAGGGAGTATGGAAAATGAGTCAATACGAATATGACGGTGAAGACTTCGATCTCGAAGTCGATGATTCGGAACTGTCCGGCACTGATCTGGTTAAGAAGTTGCGTAAGCAAATCAACGCAATGAACAAGGCACTCAAAGAAAAAGACGAGTTGCTTATCGACTATCAGGAAGTTGCTTATCAAAACAGTGTCGCGGAAACATTAAGCGAGTGGGGTTTGAATCCTCGCATCGCAGCGTTTGTTCCCGATGACATTGCTGATGAGGACGAACTGGCAGCGTGGCTGGAGGAATACGGTGACGCGTTCGCTACTGGCTCTGTCCAAGAAGAGGCAACTGATTCAGGCTACGGCATTGATGCGGATGCTCTTCAAGCCTCTGAGTTGATGGCTGATCTGGAGGATGGAAGTTTTGATCCAGAGGTCGGGTTAGACATGCAACATCGAATGGAGCAGGCGCAAACGCCTGAAGAATTACTCTCCATGCTCAGAGGTTAATCAACCCCTATAAAATAAAGGAAGTAACGGACAATGGCTCTTTCTAGTCGCTCCTCCGTTCCGAACCTGATTCAAACTGCTTACGATAAACTCGTAGAGTTCAATCTTCGTTCGGAACCAATGTTCCGCAAGTTCGCTGATAAGCGTCCTGCGGATGTAACTAATCCCGGTGGAACAATCGTTGTGCAGTTGCACAATGACATTGACCGTGTCACAACTACCCTCAATGAGGTTTCAGATGTTGACGCTGTTTCAATGAAGAACACCAACAAGGTATCGATCACTGTTGACGAGTGGGGTAATGCAATCGAGCGCACTGAGCGTCTCGCTTTGGAATCCCTGTCAAACATTGATCCTGCTATTGCAGATACTTTGGCGTACAACCAGTTGGATTCGCTTGACTATCAGGTTTACCGCAAACTGGTAAACCCTGCGGTTGGTCGCACTAACGGTATTACTCCTGCTGATGAAGTTGTTGTTAATGGTGTGGATAAAACCGCAACTGCAACCCCAACTTTGACTGCTTCAGATATTCGCCGCGCTGTTGCAAAACTGCGTGGCGCTAAGGTTCAGCCTCGCGATGGACAGTTCTACATCGGAATGCTGCACCCTGACGTTTCCTTCGACCTCCGTACGGAGGCTGCTGGTAGTGGTGCGAACGTGTGGCAAATGCCTCACACTTACACCGAAGCCGGTGTTGGCAACATGTGGACTGGTGAAGTTGGCATCTATGAAGGTGTTAAGTTCATTGAGTCTCCTCGTGTCGAGCAGATGGCTGGCGCTGGACGTTCAGTATCTAACAAGGCACTGACCTCTAACGTGGCTACTCTCACTTCAACCGGTCACGGTTTTGAAGTTGGCGAGACTGTCACTGTTGCTGGTGTTGATGCAACATTCAACGGATCATTCGTGATCACCGCGAAGACTGCTGACACGTTCTCGTACGCGAAGACGGCACCTAACGTCGCCTCCGCTGCAGTTTCCCCTGTGGGTACTGCTTCCTCCTTGGATCACAAAGTGATCCTTCTTGGAAAGCAGGCTCTGATGGAGGCTGTGACTTACGAACCAAAGACAGTGATTGGTCCAGTTGTAGACAAACTGGCTCGTTACCGTTCCGTTGGTTGGAAGTTCCTCGGTGGATGGAACGTCTACCGTCCCGAAGCACGTTACGTGCTTACGGTGGAATCAAGCATCTAAGGATGTGTGTTGCGGAGGGGTGGTTCTGCTGCCCCTCCGCTTCTTCTTAAGGAGTTTATATGTGTGCAAAGTGTGGCTGTGGTGACGTTAACGACACTGCAATGATTTACAAGAAGTCAAGCAAGAAAGATAAGTAGTGCCTATTTTCCGTGGACCTGATGTGCGGGTAAAGCGTGGACGGCCAGATGATCTTTGGTTCGTTTCCTACCCGAAGTCACGCACTGTTATTAAACAGAATGGTTCGTGGCGAAGTGTCAGCACACCACAGGAAGACTTCCTTGCCACGTGCGAGGTTGTTTTACGTGGCGGCTATGTGCATGAAATTAGCGATGATCTCGCTACTGAACTTACTAACGCCGGTTACGGCGAATTCATCTCGGAGGATTAATGTCGATTCATCGCATACGCAAACATCCCGATTATGTTGAGGGATGCTTCGGCTGTAAGGCTTCAACTGTTGTTGTAGCCGATGGACAGATCCGTGCCTTTGCTCACAAGAATGAGCGTGAACTAAATGCTTACAGTGATGCTCGCAAGCAAGGTTTGCAGCCACGTTCAACAAAGATGGCTGATACTTCACGGGCCATTCGTGTTGCTGACCGCGTAGGTCAGCCAGTCAGGATGGGATAAATGGCAACTCTTAGTGAACTGGCTGAGCAGACTCTTAGTGAGATTGGTGCGTATACGCGAAACCAAGAATCGATAACTGTTTTGACTCAACCCGCAACGGACACTGACTTAGTGTTTACTGTGGATGAAACCTCTTCACTGTCTCGTGGCAGTGTGGAGGTTGGTGATGAGATTGTTTACGTTAAGAAAATTAATGCACAGTCGGGCACGGTTTCGATCATGCCGGGTGGTCGTGGGTGGTCAGGGTCAACAGCGGCGAG